GCTCCTCCTGCGGGACTCGAACCTGCGACATATGGATTAACAGTCCACCGTTCTACCGACTGAACTAAGGAGGAATAAATTTGGTATCACAAAGAATAGGCGCGCATTTTAATGAGCGACCTGTCGCTTGTCAATACTCAAAATGAAAAAAATTATAAAAAAATTTACCGTTTTTGCTATCCACAAAGCCTGTGGATAACTTTGTGGATTGTTTTTGTTTAAAATGGTCAACCACTGGTGCAGACTGGCTTTGTCTCAAATTGTTCATCTATTAGCCATTCGTTAATATTTGTTTAAATATCAATATGTTATATAAAGTCCAGCAAAAAAAATAAAATATTTTTCAATTTTGAAGTGTTTAAGACTTGACACGCCTAAGTGTGTGTAAAACTTGGATTTTTAGATGCCATTTTTACGCGCCAAATAAAAACAATGAATTACAAACTAAAATTTTACAAGCGTTCCGAAATAACGGTATACGTTCCGAAACTCCCTATTTTGTCGGGCTGATCACCTTGTCTTTTCGGATGTAACGTTTTGTCATCCGCAAAGACGTATGACCGAGTTGTTTTCTGGCTTCATCATCGCCCGCAGATAATGATTTATCTGTACCCGCTTTGGCTCGCAAGTCGCGGAATTGGAATTGTTCAAGTTCATTTCTCAACTCCGGATAAAGCGCAATAGCTTTCCTCTTTACGTCCAAAAAGTTATTTGTCACCAATGCACGGGTCATTGGATTGCCCCAAGTATTAAGGAAAAGATAGCCTTCCTTATCTTGTAACCGCCGCTCAACAATTTCTTGTAGCTGCCCGATTATTGCGATGCGTAGTTTCGCACCAGTCTTTTGTTGCGTGATATGTAAAATTCCGTCATAGATATGGCTGCGGTGGATTTTGACAATATCTACTGGGCGTTGACCGGTCAGATAGGCTATATCCATTAGGTCTTTCATGTCTTGGTCGCAGAGTTCGTAAACCTTTTGATAAACGTGATCTTCGACGTAAACATCACGCGGTTTCACTTTATGCTTTGCGATACCGTCGCTAGGGCAGGGGAGCTTTGTATATCCCCATTCGCGCGCCATTGCCCAAATGTGGTGAAATAGAGTAACTTCTCTATTTGCCGAACTTGGTTTATCTTTCCGCCAAGTCAAATACTCCCGAATATGTTTTGGCTCAATTTGCTCTAAGGTCGGATTGTCGAAAAATTTCTTTAAAAATCCGATTGAGTGCTTATTCCCTATAATTGTTGTTTCCGCCTTGTTTGGCACAATCTCGTCCATATATCTCGCCACCACCGCATGAAATGTGATAATTTCATTCGGCAAGGAACGATCTAAATTTAACTTAGCGGCTTCCAAGATTGCTTGATGTTTGTTCGTGCCAAGAGATTTTTCGGATTTGTCGGCGAGCGTGTAGAAATAATAGGTTATGACTTTCCCGCTGGCGCGTTTTCTCCGGCGGCAAACTAAGTTTTGTGGCAATCCTTGGTTTTCATAGTTTCGTGGTCGTCCCATGATTTCCCCCCTATGCGTAAAGAACTTTTGGACTCCAAGTTTCTTTTTCTGCGCCAGCTTTGTTTGATTTCGTTTTAGTATTAGCATAGTCACGGCGAACGACAGGATAGCCGGCGGCATTTAAAGTAAACTTGATCCCCTGCGCGTTTAGCTGCTTAATAATTCGCGATTTCTGTTTGCATCCCGTCAGAAATTCAATTTCAGGACGGGATAAAAATTCGTCATAGACATTGATTTCCATTTTGTGTTTCCCTTAAATCAACGCGATCTAACAATATCCGGCACTTCAATAACAATAATTTGGTTATCATCCACGCCTTTGTATTTCTTCCAATAATGGACGATTTCTAACGCTTGCCCTCTCGTTACGCCTTTATCAGATTCGCTTATTACGTCCCATTCACGGTGAAACCGGCACTCAAGGACAATGTATTTCCGCCCGTCAATAATTTCAGGTGTTGTATTAAAAAAACATTCTTCGCTCCTCTCTGAATTAGCCAAATTTTTACCTGGAAGAAGAACACATCCTCTCGCAATCTCATGTTGCTATATCGTTTGAAATGATAGATCAGATAAAACGCAGTTAAATTGAATATTGCCGACCAAAATAAAAAATCGTTCATAGTGACCCTTAAAATAAAAAACGCTCACTGGGAGCGTTGTTGTTTTTGTTTAAAAATTCTTTCGCACTTTTATATATATCCAATATTAGTGGAATGGGAATGTTAGACCTTTCGTTGTAGCTTTTAGAAAATGTGGCCCAATCTTTACTTGGTTTCGTTTTCTCGGACTTTAGATTGAGATTGATATTACTCTTAAATCTAGTCGGCTTATTTAACGGATAACCGTAGTTGTTATAAAAAGTTAAGTTATCAAACGGAATATTAAAGTTCAAAATATCTTTGATATAGTGCCATATCCGGCTTGCGCTCGGATTTTCTATTACATAGATTTGAGGCTCATATCTCTTGATAATTTCGATCGTGTTATAAATACACAATTCACCATTTATCCGATTCAAAAACGAACGCTCGTACTTGAACTGGACGTGTGGTAAATCGTAATCAACACTGTTCCGAATCGTAAATTTGGATAACTCTCTATTGATCGCGCCGGTTTCTTGCTTCCAACTTGCGTTGCCCCCCCACATAGCACTTGCGACCGACCAACTTTCGCACGGTGGACTAGCAATAATTAAATCGGGACTAGGCAATTTATCAAGAGTATCAAACAGAGTGTTATCCCCGAACATACGCGAATAGTCGGCAAGATTTAGATTGATAAAGTGGTAATTCTTATTCTCAATATCCATGCCTATCGGGTAAATTTCAATATCCGAGTCTTCTTTCGCTGCTTGCGTATAACATCCATTGCCACTATCGAATAACGCCCAAACAATCATACTTTCTCCATAAAAACAAAACCGCACAAAAGTGCGGTAAAATTGATTTCGGGAAATTTCCAGAGATTTCCAGTAATTTCCCGAATTTTAGTTATCAACTTTTATTTGATAGCTGGCGGATGTGGAATTGGTCGCCAGTGAGTAACCTGTGGCAAGTCAAAACCATAGGTAGAGCCAACAAAACAAAAGCCGTCGTTGCATTTGCCGTCATCAAGCCAAGCTATGTCGAATTGTTTTCGGTCGCCAATATTCAGCGTTGGCACGAAGATAAGAACATCTTCGCCAACAGGTGGAAGTCTGTCTTCAATCCTGGTCCAGCCGTTGTTTTCGTTACTCATACTTTCACCTACGCGTAAGACGTTAAAAGTAATTCAGGTTCACCGCGAAAGAATTTCACAGCTAGGTCTTTCAGTGACATTTGATAAATTCTTCCATTTTCGTCATCTCGGACATCTCTTGGTTTAGTGATCTCGTCATCAACCAATCTGCCATAAAGACCTTGTTTAATAATATCTTCGTCAATGCCGTCACGAAATTGAGCGTTTACAATATGTTCGAGAGAATAACCGCAATAAATTTCGGTTTGTTCTTCGATCCAATAGAACTTGAGCTGGTTTACCGCTTGATCAATTACGGCATCAAGCCCGACCCGAATATTATCGTGATAAAAACAATCATCTAAGATTAATCCGCCGCCAAGGGTAATTTCAAATCCCTTTTCCAGTCCGTCTTGTACGATATATGGACGACGGTTTTGGATAAAATCAAGTCTTGATCTGTCTTTTAGCAAGTCTTCGTATTCTACTTTGCTGATTGTTACTGTTTCAGTCATTTTATTCACCCCGTGATTTGTCTTTATATTGCATATCCGCTGGGAGATTGATTACATTTAACAGCGAACCTTGTTCATTTGCGTCTCTGTGTGCAATCAGCCATTCTTTAAAATCTGACAGTTCCGGCTCGCAATTACCGACTATCTTGTTTACATCATCCCTGTGTGTAACCGATTCGATCATTCGATCTCTTAATTCGCTATCAAACAACGCCCAATGCGCTTTCGTAAACATGACTAATTTAGGCGGTGTGTGATAGCCAATCGTATTATCGAAATAGTCGTAAAACATCTGCCGAAACATCGATACTGGAATATTTATATTCAGTTTTACTTCGTTCATAACAACTTCCTTTCTGGAAAAAGACCGCACTTTAAATCAAAGTGCGGTCTTATTTATTTAGTCTAATACGCCCTCGTAGAAATCTACGTCGGTAATATTGGCTTTCAATTTTTCCAATGTTGTATTAAACGCGTCTTCAACCACTTTTTCCGGATTGATTAATTCGTACCACAAGAATAGCGAACCGTCCTTAATACGATAACGAATGCGCGCTTTTACTTGGTAGTAATCGCCGTTATGGAATGGTTGGATGCCCAACACAATTTCTTCTGGTAGTTTTGCGTTGCCACCACCAGTTTTTTCGTCTGTGTAGGTAAATGACATAGTACCGTCTTGTAAGCGTTTAACCGATTTAAATTCAGATTTTCGGGTTTCTTCGAAGGCGAGCACCATTGCCAACAATTCGGCACCGTTTACGATATTGCCGTCAGTTGCGATGCAATGAATGTTGTTTTCCAAAAATGCACCAAATTCAACTTGGCTCATTGCCTGTTTGTCTTTATGCGCCCATTCTTTCCAATCTTTTGAGTAAGGACAATTGTAGGTTGCGGTATGGTCACCCCAACGTGGATTAGCTGGGTCTGCGTGGTAGTCGAAAACTGCGGTAATTTCCAATTCATCTAAGTCGGCAAAAATAGCGGTGCCGGCCACCTTGAATTTGTTGGAGTAATCAATTAAGGACTGTTCGGTTCTTAAGTTCAGATTTTGACGCAAACGGTTCGGTGCAGGCTGTAATTTTTCCAACGATTCGACGCTGAACTCGTTATTTAAAATAACGGCTTTATAGCCATCTTCAACAGGCAGTCCATTGATCGCAAGTTTGGCAATATCGTTTACGGTTGTTTTTTCCATTTGTTTTTCCTCTTATGGAGTTAATAAAAAAAGCCTGTCGTGTGATAGGCTGGTGATTAAGATTTACGATTAAGCTGCGACGGAGCTGTTAACGATTTTCAGACAGCTTGCCGGTTTATCTTCGACGGTTTTCAAATCCATTTTAAGTTGGCTTGGGTCATCGAAAAGCACGTCACCGTCAGCCGTTGAGAACACAATGCTTTCTTCGCGATCCAATTCAGGGATTTTTGAATTAACCATTGGTGTGATTTTGATTTGGTTTTCGGTGCGCGTATTAAGCATGGATACTTTCAGGCTTAATGTTAGCGTCCCTTGTTTTCGAGTTTCGCGGACCGCCTTAATTACTTCCGCGAGTGTAGAAGTTAATTCTGCGTTTAATTCGCCGCGATTAAGTTGAGATAATGTTTTATCAAAGTTAGTTTTGCTCATGCGAGCCTCCTGTTATTTAAGTGTTGTTTGTAAATAAAAGAAAACCCGCCTTGTTAGCGGGTTTGGTAGTTATTCTTTATTAAGAATAATATTTTATTTTTTCATATTCCTGAAAATCCATTCCAGTTATAGCCTCAATGGTTCTTATAGCTTCATCTTTTGTTTTGTAATAAGCCCCAAATTTATATTTTTGTTCAGATACATTTCTTGCCGCGACTTTTAGCACTTGAAATCCGTGATAAGCAGACGGCTGATCTATTCTGTAAACCCATTTCAAATTTATGGTTTCATTTACGTTGTAAATAGGGCGCATGGGTTTTGTGTAATCAACTTCATTAACCTGGGAAATATCAGGTACTGGTTGCCATTTATCAAGCTTGGGACACGCATAAGTTCGCCACCACACTGTTCCGTCATCACACAATGCGTAAAGTGTATGACCTAAATCGCACTGTAAATCTTGTCCTGTAACGATTTGAATAATTTTTCTCATATTCATTCCTTATACGCTTTCAGCGTTTTAACAAATTGCGGGATATGTTCGTCAAAGGCTTTCATTAATTTTTCATCGCGCGCGGCGGTGAACAGATAAAGCGTTTGTTTTTGATATTCTGGGCAGTAACTTACAAAGTCCCAAGTTTCGTAGCCCGTTACCCATAAATTCGCCTGCACCTGTATCACGTACTCAGCCGGCACGCCACCCTCAAGCAAATAGCGGATATGAGTACTCATTTTCGGGCATTTGATTTCAAGCCCTTTTTTGAGCGACGGAATTAATCCGTCGGGACTAACCATAACTTCGCGGTCTTCATTGAGATACACGCCACCGACCTGTATAACGTCATTGCCGGTTAAAAACTCGTAAGCGGCGCGCGCCTGCGGTTCTAACTGATTGCCGTGCTCCATAAAGCCGGATTTAAACGTATCGCCACCGCCTAAAATGCTTTCTTCGATCAGCTCAGCCATATATTTAATATAACTTGCCGATTTCTTGCCGGTAGCGGTGACGATATTTTCAAAACCAGTCGCGGTCGGAATGCCTAACCTTGCAGCCAGCCATTCTTCCGAGCCTTGTTCGCAATCTAGGGTTATTAATCCGTCGATCATAGCGGGATATTATCTCCAAGATTTTCATCATTGTTTTGGGCGGCGCTTTCCCGCGCGTCCAGTTTGCGATTTAATTTACCGATAAAATCGACCGCACTTTGTGTTGATAGTCTTTCGATGCTATCCGCACCGTAATAAGCGAGAGCTTTCTCAACGTCCTGACCGGTAACTTCGATCAGTTGTTGTAGAGTTTGTAACTGCTCGGCAGTAATAAATTCTATGGGTTTAACATCAATTACGTTTTGTTTCGGCGTTACGTTAATTGGCTCTTTTTGCGCTTCGGCAATGCGATCGGCTTCGTCTTGGTCATAAATACCGGTAAAACCGAAAGCAAGACGCGCGCACTGGATCATTGCTTTGTGGCGGAGCATACGTTTAGGGTGAGTTTTCCACGGTCCCATATCGCGGTAACATTCGCTCATATATTCAGTGACCGAAATCGGCTTGGAGCGGTCTTTGCGGTAGATGCGACAAGTGCATTTTTCATCGTCGAGGTCGAACTCGATTCCGTCGAATTGCGGATTTTCGTTTAAAATCCGCGCCCAACCGTCCACACCAACAATCGGCACAATACCGTTGCTTTTATCGGGGAAAGCGTAGATTTCTTTCGTCCAAGGATTTAATCCGTATTGATTGGCAACAATTAAAAGTGCGGTCATTTGGCTGTCGTTTACAGTGCCTTTGAATGCCGTATTTTTTAACGTGGTCATCAGATCTGAACCGTCGGCAATTTCAAATCGGTTAGCTAATTTTTGCGAAAGTGCTTGTAATGTTGTTGCCATTTTTATTTATCCTTTAAGTGGTTTTAGTGTTACTTCGTATTTGTCGCCGTACACGGCTTTAACTTCGCGCGCGATAGTTACTGCGTCAGCTTGCGGCATCGGCGGTAATGAAATTTGGATAACAAAGCCGTGATTTTCTACCGCACTTTGTGCCGGCGTCGCCGGTGGAGTTTGTTCTTCCATTTCCTGCGCGACCGCCGCCGCTTCCGCCTGTACTTTTGCCTGTTCTTCCGCTTCCAGCTTGGCTTTCTCGGCTACCGCTTCAGCTTTGCGTTGTTCTTCGCGTTGTTTTTCTTCTTCAATGCGTTGCGCCACGATTTCTTCTAAGTCTTCTTCGCCGGCGATCAGTTTTACCGCGTCACTAAACAGATATTCGTGCGAGATTGGGATAAGTTTTAGGCGTGATTGTAAGCGCGCGATTTCCGACATTAATTCAGCCAACACTAGCGCTTTTTCGGCGTTTACTGCTTTAGTCAATCCGTCGATAGTGCGCTTGTTTTTCGTTGCGTCATTAATTCGTTTTTTCAATGTGTCTTTTGGCATGGTAAATTCAAGTGCAAGCGAGATAGCACTTTCACCGCATGCCGAATTGCGCGTATCGAGGATTTCAATTATCGCCGCGTTCGCGATATTGTCCTTAATTGATGCCTCTTTTTCTTTCACCAACTTATCACGCGACAATCGCTCTTGACGAAAACGTTCTGCGATAGCTTCGGCTTGTGCGATTAGTTCGTTAATATCGCCTTGCTGTGCGTTTTTAATCGCTGCGCGGGTCTTATCTTCCAGCTCTTTGAGGATTTTTGCCTCTTCTTTCGCGCGCCCGAAATCTTCGTCCGTTTCAAAGGACTGTGTAAGCGTAGATAAAAACTGTTCTGCTTGTTTTTCAAAGTCGGTAATATTGGTTGAAAGCACACGGCTTTCGGTGGATAGAATCAGATCTAACATAGTAATTTCCTTTTTAGTCCTGGTCATAATCATTCATTCTTGCGTTTAATTCACGCTCTGCGATTTTCTTAATCGCCTCTTGTCTATAAGACTCATAACTTGCGCCGCTACCAATAGCAAGCCAGAAATTATCGTTATCACACAACATTTCCGTGAGTTCGTGATAATGCGTTTTGTCGCCTTGTTTTAAATCATTGTCAATTTCAGTGATAACTTCATTTAAAGCAATTTCATAGCCTGCTTGCCAATCCACTTCACGTTGGTTAGCCGAATCAATCTGGGAGTAATAATCAGCGTAAGGTTTCATTATTTACTCCAAGTGCGGTTAATTTCTGCTTGTTTTTGTTCTGTATAAGCTAAGGCCTCTTGTTTCGCTGGCTCTGTTAGATTTGGTTGATATTGTCCATGTTCGGCAATCCACTGTATGCGAGCTTGTTCACGCTCTAAGGCTGTTGGTTCGCTTGCAAAACAATAGGAGATTCCGCCAATCAAAAAGGCGATAAACATCGCACAAGCAATCTTTGCTAAAGGTCGTGTGATTTCTGCGAATACATCAGTAAATTTTTCCATTTTTTGTTTCCTTTTTAGTCGATTTAGTGAATTTTGGGTGTAAAAACCCGCCACACGATTTTTCAAAAGTGCGGTCGGATTTTCCGTTGTTTTTAGAAGTCGATTTTGACTGCTTTTGGATTAAAGCCTCGCAAGTGTTTTAATACACGCCAATTTGTCATTTGGTCGATGTCAAAATCGCTTGTGATGCGGTTTAAAATTTGATTGGTTGAACGTAGCACGCTTAAATATTCGTAAGCCTGTCCGTAGATTTGCCCGCTCATGTTCGAGCCTAAAACGTTGAAGGCCTTTTCGATATGTTGGAAAGTGCCTATGCCACGTTTGAAAGCGAACCATAACCAAGCAAGCTCTTGAAGTTCATATTCGGTAAATTCAAAGGTGAATTTCTTTTCTGGTTCGGGCAGTGCGATTTGTTTTGGTTGGCTTGCTCTACGTTCGCATTCGATAAAGTATTTGCGGATTTGTCTGCCTCGTTCGTTTCTTTCGACCATACCGAGTTCTTTGCCCATATCGAGGGTGATGTGATATTCCTTGCGTGGGCGTCCGTTGGTGCGTTCGGTGATGACGAGGTAGTCTTCATCTTGGATGAAACCATATTCGTTGATGCGGTTTTTGATCCAATCATTGTAACGAGTTTGTATTTCTAGAAATGTGTGAAGTTCACGAGCGTTGCAAAGTTGAACAGGTTGATTTTGGATTAAACCGTTAAAAACAGGAATTAAGTTTGAGTTTGTCATTTTGTGATTCTCTAATCAAAGTTTTAGAAATCATCACGAACAAACGCCAATTTGTTGGTGATGAACTGTTCAAGATTGGCGTACCGTTGATTAGAGTAAACGGCGATCTTTCGATCTCTCAAACAGTTCATCATTGGGCTTTTACTAAAATTTTAGCAAAAGGTAGATTTGCTGTTTTACGGCTATAAAAAAAGTCGCTTTTGAGCGACCGTCTTTTTCACCGCCCTAATCAATTCAGGAACGCCAATTCCCGACTTTCTGTTGAAAGTGGGGGTATCTTAATCCGAAGTGGGGGCGGTGTCAATTTATTATTTATCCTTTAAAAAAATCCCCTAGTGCCAAAGTGTGAAAGCAGCTAGTGGCTAACCAATTTAAAGGAGATTTTTTTAATTATGAAAAACGCTGTTCCCAGCTAGAGCCGCTCTTTTCTTTATCTCTTTCAGATAGGCTGTTTTCTTGTTTTTCTTCCATTTTTAACCTCGTTTGTTTTATGTTTGCCATTTCAAAGCACACTTCTCTCTATCATTCGCAGAGGTTTCACAAGCCTCTGTGTCTCTGTACTTCAAATGTGCTTTAAAGTGGTGCCGCGGGAGAGATTCGAACTCAACTATCATCCGGTTATGAGCCGGTTGCTTTTACCTATTAAGCTACCGCGGCAGTTTACCGTCTCTCCGGTATGTCACGTTTCTTACGTCACGTTGACGTGCATAGTTTGTTTCATGCCGCCTTGTTAGCCTTCCTCTTGGAAGAGCATTACTGTCAGTCTCACTACGAGTCATCGGCTTGTCTAACATTGCAATAAAAGACTCTGTTCGGTTGCTTACGTTTAGCTATTCCCACCAATTGGCTTTGTTTGCATTTCCGTAAGCATTCACACCGCAATGTAAGGTTTTCTCCATCCGTTCATCGCTATTTACGATCCATCGGGATTGGCGTGTTATCACAACAAGACCATAAGTCACTTACTCCTAACGACTTATCGCTAATTAATCGGTGAGCTTTGTCATTCTCACTGCCGTCTTAACTGCGCTTAAGTGTTGGTCGATGTGTTTTTAATCGTATTGTTAAAGAGCATTGCCTTTCGGCTTGGTTGTAAAACCTTTATTCAAGCCCTCGCGGTGAGGGCTTAGTAAAGATTCTTATTGTTTTGTTAATTGCTCCGCTTTTACTGGGAACCAGTAACATTCGTTGTTTAAGTGGATAAATCTTTCTGTTTTCACATCCTTAACATCTTTGGCGAAACCGATGATTTTGTAAGGACCAAATTTAACTCCATTCTCATTTGTGTAAGTGACAAGCTCATCAACTACAAAATCACAACCGCTTGGAGCTTTATCGTTAATTCCTTTTTTAAAGTTTAGAATCTCAATCATTTTGTTCACCATGTGTATCTCGTTTTGATGGGTGTATAATATAAGAAATCTTATATGCAGTAAAGCGGTTTCTTATAGAATTTTATATAAATTTTATAAATATTCTTATATTTAATTGATTTTTAAAGAAAAGAATTTTGTTTGTTTGCTTGTTTTTTGAGCAAAAAGATGGCGAAACAGGGCTGCACTTTGAAAAAGTGCGGTAGAAAAGTGCGATGTTTTAAGTCTATTTAGATCTAAATCAGATCTATATAGATTTACATGAGTGGGCGTTTGGTGGTAGTAAGGTAAAAGAAAACCGCTACTAGAGCGGCTTGGTTATTTTAAGTAGTCCTTTTGTTGGATATACTTTGAAAATGATTCAATAATATGTTTGCAAATTTCTTCTACTTCATTGGTTCGCCTCTGCATATCCATATATGATTGTGATTTACCTACTTCATCTGGTGATACATTCCCATGTGCGATTTTATTTCTATTATCCACAATATCGCCTAGGCGTTGTCCAAGTGAAGGTGAGGGAAGTACATCTGATCGTATACCAAAAGTATTCCAAATGCTTTCTAATTGTAAATATCTGATATTTTTCCCATCGGTTGGGAGCTCTAAGTTTACACAGATATCTTCTGTAATATCTATGTTTTGACTGAGGTTACTCATAAATTCAAGCCTCCTGAGCCATTTTTTTTCCCTTCCAACATTATGTAATGCATCAAATTTACTATTCAAAAAACGACTAAATAGAGAATATTTGTAATCATCAAGTTTTAAATGTTGTTTTGTTATGATTTCATCGCATCTAGAAATAGATAAAGAAGTAGCATATTCAATACAACCATATAGCTGAACAAAAATTAAACCTTTCAACGTATCTAGTTGAGTTTCCCAAATAAATCCTGCATTTGGATGATGCAGTGTTTTCTGGTTTTTTCGTCTTTCTAACTTATGCACAACAAAAAGTAAGTTATTGATTTTATTAAACCTTTCCTCTATTTCTTGTAAAATATCACCAAAATCATTACTCATTTCAAGAATTGTTCCTTACTAAACTCAATTCGAGTACTAACTCTATTGGGGGTGTTAGTTGCTCCCGTAGTTGCATCAATAAATATAGGATCTTCAATCCAAGTGTAGAAATTTTCTAAGTTGATAGCCCCTTTTTCTTTTAATGCCAATGCCGCACCTACAGCAACTCCTTCATAAAAATTTACTCGGAAGGCACGCCCGCCTTTTCGATTGCTTGTTATTCCTTGAGGTAGTTTTGATAATGCAGAAAATGTTTTTTTAAAAATTCTTTCGTTTATGGTATATGCAAATTTTTCTGACGATTGTTGCATATATTCATTTAAGAATCCGATTACACTAGATTTAAAATTTTTATAGTTATTTAAAAACGCAAAAAATCGCAATACCGCTTCTTCTGTTGTTCCATCAGATAATTGCGTTTGATCAAATTTAATACAAGAGAGAAAATTATCGTCCTTTGCTAGTTTCTTGATAAAATCATTAAACTTACCTCGATAAACACAACTTCTAATTTCTTGAGGTGTCAATCTAATTCCACCAGTATTTAGCCGTTCAAATAGATCAAACCTTACCATTTTGTCACTTTTATCGCTTAAGGTTGTAACTTTTAGAGGCTTCAATATGAAATCAAGTTTGATTTGTGGAGGTAAATCATCGAATTTCTTTCCATTAAATAGAGAGAGTTTTTCTAAGTCCGACAGCTCCAAATTATGTTCAGTATCGATTCCTGATTTAAGCTTGGCTTCTTTGTTATTTAGAAAATGAATCATTGTTGTTATTCGTTGAACACCATCAATAACCTCCCAAGTCCCATTAGCATTGGTTGCCATAAATAGATTTGGAATAGGAATGCCTAAAAATAATGATTCGATAAGAGTTGATTGCCGTTTTGTATCCCATCTAAACTGCCGCTGATATTCTGGAGCAATATTAATAATGCCCTCTGCAACCATAGAAACGAGCTCTTTAACACTGAAATCGTAGTTATTAAAATCTACTTTTCGTTTTTGTTCGTTTAAATCTTCTACAAGCGTAGTAGTCCCTTTATTTGTCATATTATTTTCCTTTTTTATCTTCTGGCTTTGGTGGATATTACAAATAACTCCTATGCTCCACCGCTACAACAACACCGAGTACCAAAACACCTTACCAATCACAGATACTTCGTCGAGATCGGCTATTTCGTCGTCGTACTCGTCTGTGTTATAGCTACGGATTTTTATTTGATTGTTTGGCATATTGTAGAGCAGCTTGATCCGCAATAGCCCGCCGTGGTTAATGGCATAAATACTGCCGTCGCGAATTGTTTTATTGCCGGTATCGATGCCGACAGTCGCGCCGTTCGGAATAACCGGCTCCATTGAATTACCGTCCGCTACCACGCATACCGCATTTTCATACTGCACGCCTTGCCGTCTTAATGTGGCGCGCGAAAAGCGCAGTTTGAAGTTGTTGTAATCCATAATGTCATCAGCAAAACCATTTCCGGCAGCTAATCGGATTTCTTGGAAAAGCGGAACTTCTACCTCGTCATCGTTTAACGGAGTATTACGGTCCCACAGGTCAAATGAGCCTGTTTCGGCTACGTTTGATTCTATTTGGGGCTGTACCATGTCACCCGTGCCATTTAAGAGCCATTCCGGCGAAATTTTCAAAGCCTTGGCTATTTGTAAGCCATTTCTAGGGCTTTTTGTAACTCCGTTCAAAATATTACTGATCGTTACTTGTGATGTTCCGGCTAATGCAGCTAATTCAACTTGGTTTTTACCCATTTTATCCATTGCAAACTGCAATCTTTCAGCAAGTGTATTCATAAAACCCTCCTTAATCGCCCGATCCTATAAATAAACTTATATAAAATCAAATAAGAAATCCTTTACAAGTTATAATGAATCTTATACTCTATATAAGAATTTTAATTAAAGGTGAACTATGAAGAACGAGGCAATCGAAAAAGCAATTTCAATTTGCGGTTCTCAGGTAAAGCTAAGTCAAGAATGCGGAGTTTCTCAGGTTTCCGTCAGCTTTTGGCTTAATGGCGGCGGTATTAACGCTAAGTATATCCCGCGAATCGTTAAGGCTACAAAAGGCAAGGTGACTGAAAAGCAGATTTTACATTCCTTAGCAAATTTAACTGACAACTAATTTACTCATATTGGCGCAAAAGAAAACCATAAAAAAGGACGGGAAATTATGGCGATGAAACAAGTCATCATCGAGATGATCGAGAAAATCCCCGGCGGCAAAAGTGCGGTGGCGGGATTTCTCGGATTTTCGGAGGCAGAGCTGAATAATCGTCTTTATCAGACGAAAGGGCAGCGGTTCAAAGACGAAGAATTGATTGCTATCCAGCAAGAATTTGGGCTGACCGATTACACGGAAGAATTATGCCGTTTAACCGGCGGTTGTTTTGTACCGCACCCTGAAGCAGACCAGTTAGACAACGTAGAAATTTCCGTGCTGCAACTGCATGAACAATCCGCGCGTGGATTGTTGTTTGAAGTGCTTGAAACGGCATTGGCAGACGGTGAAATCACTTCTCACGAAGAAGACAAAATCCGTCGCGCATTAGATAAACACTTGGCGGCGACACAACACACGATTGAGTGCGTTATTTCGCTAAATAAACGGCAATAAAAAACCACGGCGGCAACCGTGGCAATTTAGGAAAAAATTAACATGGAAAATATTAATCAAAACGAGACGACAAGTCAAACACAATCAGCACAGATTTTAAAAGCACTCAAAAACGGCGAAAGACTAACGCACTTAGACGCGGAAAAACGGTTTAACTGCCTACGTCTTGGCGCTCGTATCTACGACCTTAAAAAGAGTGGTCACAACATTATCAGCAAAATGATTACCGTGCCAAGCGGGAAACGTGTTGCTCAGTATTGGTTGGAGGCGTGAGATGGAGCGATTATTTGATCCTGATTTTGTAAAAACCCTAGACGACCGAGAAAAATTTATAGCTTACGAAGGCGTGAAGCGGGAATTGAGAAATAAAGGCGTAAGCCAAGAAGAATACGACAGGGTAACAAATAAAGCGATCGAGGAGCTAGAAATATGAGCAAGTTATTAATCAATGAGCAACCGCTCCAAGTGATCCCGTCCTTGGCTAAGGCTATTGGGCTTAACGAGGCCATTTTCTTGCAGCAATTACACTACTTCTTGCGTATTAGCAAAAACCGTGCTGATGGTCGTTCTTGGGTGTACAACACAATCAAAGATTGGCAGGCGGAATTTTCTTTTTGGTCGCTAAAAACCGTACAAAGAACAATCGAAAACCTCGAGAAAATGGGGCTTATTTTGTCAACAGATAAGTTCAATAAAATGAAAATGGATAAAACAAAATGGTATTCGATTGACTATGAAAAACTATCTGAAATATCAGGTGGAAATACCAATCCCCCATTTAGTCAAAATGACCAAATGGAATATTCAGAATCGGAAAATGCATTTAGTCAAAATGACCAAATGTCATTTAGTCAAAATGACCAAAGCAATAACCAAAGAGATCCAAAGACTTCTAATAATAACCCATTACCCCTTAACGGGGAATCGGCTAGCGCCGAGGGCGAAACCTCACACCTTGGAGAAAATAAAAAAATCTCCAAGGCTCCAAGTATTAATTATTCGGAGATCGCGCAAGCATACAACGACTGTGTAAGTTCCGCGGGGGCTAATTTACCCCTCGTTGCAGACCCAAGCAACTTGAGCGATAAACGCAAACGCGCAGTTAAAAAACTCTCTGCCGTAATGTTAAAACGTTTTGGTGATGGCTCCGTGGATGCGTTTAGAGATTATTTTTCGGATTTTATCGCTACAGCTAACCCGTTTTATTTTGGCGATAACAATCGCAACTGGAGAGCAGATTTTGAGTATTTACTCAGAGTTGAGACTTTGGATAAAACTTTGGAGCGCGCACTATGAAAAACCAAAATCCGATTTTTAGCGTTGAGTACAGTTTGATTGGCAGTTTTTTGGTTGGTGGATTATCGGCTGACGCAAGAGAGGTTATGACATGGCTTGAGCCGGAGATGTTTGCCAATACCAATCTTGGTGCAATCTATCGCAATATCCGCAAACATGCTCGCAAAGACAACATGATCGACATGGTGATTTTAAACAGTGATTTTGGTGAGGATTTTGCGACTATGGCAGAGATTGCCAATAGCACATTTGCCACATCAAACCTCAAAGGCTACGCGCAAAAAGTCCGCAACGCTTGGGTAAATCGCACGGCTCAAAAAAGCATGCTAGACCTTGCGGCAAAATTACAGACAGCACATGAAAGTCAGGTCGAATCAATCACCGAGCAAGCGTTGTCGGAAATCCAAAAGTTGCTTGTAACAAAAACCGAAGTAAAGCCGGTGCTAATGGCGGACTTAGTGGATAGCTACGCTGACGTGTTGGAAAAACGTACTGCAAGTGATTTTAGCAATCGCTTGTTATACACAGGGATACAGGCTGTTGATGACATCTTGGGTGGCATTGATAGCACTGATATTGTCGTTGTTGCAGGCCGTCCCGGCACGGGTAAAACCGAATTTAGCCTAACAGTCGCTCGCAATATTGCCGCAAACAATGGCTCAGTATTATTTTTTAGCCTTGAGATGGGCAATATGCAGTTATTAGACCGCATTTTAAGCGCCCAAGGCGGTGTAAGTGTTAAAAAGCTACGCAATCCAAAAGAGCTAGATGAGATGGATTACAACCGTTTAGCCAATGCGCTTGGCGAGATTAAAAAACACGATATTTATTTTGTTGACCGCGGCGGATTAAGCGCGGAAGAAATCAAAGCCATCACCGAAAATCATATTAACTCAGTCGGTGCGCCGTCTGCGATCGTTATTGATTATCTTGGACTGATGAATCACAACGAGGGCGCCAACTCAAACAAGGCTCAGGCTATTGGTAACACTATGAGCGCACTCAAGGCGTTTGCTAAAAATATCAATATCCCGATTATTTTACTTTGCCAGTTAAACCGCGAAGCAGACGGCAAAAGCGGAGGGCGCCCAATTAACTCACAACTGCGCGAATCAGGCTCAATCGAGCAAGACGCAAGCCAAATTATTATGCTTTACCGTGAGAGTAACCATAATCAAAACTCAAACAATCCTTACACCGAGGCAATCATTACTAAAAACCGCTTTGGCGCGCAAGGAACGGCTTACCTTGAGTTTAACCAAGGGCATTTTATCGACTGCGACCAAGCTAGGGCGTGCGAATTTATCAATAGCGCAAATGCGCCTACACAAACAAAAAATTACAAGAGCTACGGCAAAGGAGCATTGCAATGACAGAGCAACAATTTGACCGCAACACGTGGCAAACGCCGAAGTATGTTTTTAACGCCATGAATCGCAAATATCGCTTTGATATTGACGGCGCGGCGGATGTTAAAAACGCACTATGCGAAATGTACATCACCAAGTCCGAAGATATTACAGACCGCAGAACGCAAAACCGCATACCTGCTGGGTCAAGAATTTGGATTAATCCACCGTACTCAGACCCGATGCCATTTGTGCGCGCGGCGATTGATTTAATGACTGAGCGGGATTGTGTTGTAGTGATGTTACTCCCCGCAGATAAAACTACCCGCTGGTTTAAGACCGCGCTTTTATCCGCTACTGAAGTGATTGATGTTGTCGGCGGGAGAATTAATTTTGTAAATCCAGTCACCCAAAAAGAGGTTAAGGGTAACAGCAAAGGCTCAATGTTTGTAATTTTCGATCCAAACAATCAACACCAAGCGCAAGGTGTCGTAACGGTGGATTTTTTGAAAAAGCGTGGTGGTTACGATGACAAGTAATTACAAATGCCCTAAATGCGGTGCGCCTCTTGAGGATTTATGGGATGGCGAACCAGTAAGCGCGTTTGTCGGCGAATGGTCAGAGGATAGATTTCGTTGTAATGGTCATGTAATCCACCCGCTGCCATTTCCGATAGCAAATGAGAATTGCTCCATGAATCGCACCAAGTCTTGCGGTTACTTTGGTTTAGAAGATTTAGGCGTGGAGTATAGCGATGACTGACAATCAAACGTTTTTCTTGCGCAACGAGCAAGTTCGGTCAAATTGCCAAGAGTTTATTCAAGGCTTACCAACGGACGATAAAAAGCCGTTGGTTATCAAAATCCAGCCAATGACACGCAATCTTGAGCAAAATGCGAAATTTCACGCCATGTGCCAAGACGTGGCGAACCAAGCCGAATTTATGGGGCGGAAATTATCAATGGAACAATGGAAAGTCTTATTTATCTCCGGTCATGCAATCGCCACCAATCAAAAAGCAGACGTTGTGCCGGGGCTTGAGGGTGAATTTGTGAATATCCGTGAAAGCTCGGCAAAAATGAGCGTATCACGAATGGCGAGCCTAATTGAATATGTCACAGCTTATGGCGTGGCGAACGGGGTTAAATTTAACGATAGATGGGGATTTTACGGACGATGAAAGATGTTAATTGGGATTGGATTGCGTATTTAATTTTTACCGCATTTATTTTTTGGTTGTTTAATGGTGCTGGGCAATGATTGAGGTAGGAACCATGATTTTATTTTTGATTGCATTTTCGGCTGTCCTGTTTTTTTTTTCGGTCAACCCCTTGCTGCCACCCTCGTTTTGTGCGGAGCCTGTTGGCTTTCCGGTTGGTATTTTGCGCATAGTACGGTTGCAACAGAGTGCGAGAGATTGGGCAAGTTTTACGTTGGCAAAAACGTTTATCAATGCTCAAAAATTGAGGCGATCGAGGATAAATAATGTTAGAGCTAATTTTACTCCTGCTAATTGCGATGATTTTTATTGCTGTGATTGTGGTTGTTTTGGATTGGTTTATTGGTGATGGATGGTGGTTTGATGAGTAAACCTAAAACCCTCAAGCCTAAAAAATGCAAGGTATGCGAAATTGAGTTTATCCCAAAAAACTCTCTCCAAAAAGTTTGCTCAACTAAATGTGCGCTTGATTTAGCCCGTCAAAACGCACAGAAAGAGCGAGATAAGGCGGAAAAGAGAAAGCTGAGTGAACGCAAGGCAAGGTTAAAAAGTCGTTCAGAATGGCTAAAAGAGGCGCAATCAGTCTTTAATAGATTTATCCGGTTACGGGATAAAGACCAGCCTTGTATTAGTTGCGGTCGGTATCACCAAGGGCAGTATCACGCGGGACATTATCGTAGTGTCGGAGCTTGCCCTGAATTAAGATTTTGCGAGCTAAACGTACATAAACAATGCGCACCCTGTAATGACTACAAAAGCGGAAATATCATTGAGTACCGGATTAATCTCGTAAATAAAATCGGCGCGGATAAGGTGGCTTGGTTAGAGCGTCAAGACCACGACCCCAAAAAATACACCGTCGAAGAGTGTAAAGACATTATCAAGCATTACAAAATCAAAATTAAAGAGTTAGAGGTCTTAAATGAGCAGTAGTATTAATATCGACAAAGTGTCTGTACAGTGGGGGTATTGGGCTACTCCGCGTTATGAGGGCGAATATCCGCGAGTGTCTGCGGGGTTTGCGGAGCTTAAATGTGACGCTCGCTATCTGTCAAAATACCGAGTACAACCAATAAGCGATGATTTAGGCATGCAGATTGACGGGCACATGCAGACAATGAAACGTGTATCACCGGAGCTTTACGATATTTTTATGCTTACTTACGTTAAGCGATGGGATAAGTCTGATATTTGGCATTATCTCAATATCTCAAAATCAGAATACTTTAACCGACTAAAAATCGCCAAAACATCACTGCTTTTGATGATTGAGAGTAATAATTGCATATTTTTAGCATAAACCTATTGACAGTCTAGACTAAAAGTGTATTATTATGTGTAAGTTGCGGTTTTAGCGCATAGCGAACGCACAAGAAATTATTTACAAGCCCTGATCGGAAACGGTCGGGGTTTTTTATTTGGTGATTATGATGGCACTGGTAAATATTCGGTTAGAAAACGATGAAGTAGATCAAGGAATATTTCGAGATCTTGATGTTGTGGGCTACCAGCTTGAAAATAGAGCAAGGTGCGTTCTTCGCTTCCAAAATAAGAAAATGGACGATAATTCCAGGCAAAAGCTAAATGAGCTGTATCAAATGCTTCAGGCGGCACGCCAAATTCACTCCCCAGTTGTTCGCGATGAGTGTGTAAATAATCGATAAATTGTTCGTCAATAGTTTGGATAAATGAAAGGTTTTGAGCCGTTTTGATATTTTTGAAGGAAAACTCAAGATAAGTGTAAGATGTGTCCCTGTTATCCTTAAATGCCCAATAGCCACAACCTAACGTGAGGTAAGGTGAGTCTTCTTTGTTAAGGTCAATGAGCAGTTTTTTTAGCATAGGAGAATATTTTGCTTCAGGTATCTCTTCTATGAGATTTGGGTATTTAATTAAGTTTAAACCTCCGACACAGGGAGATGATGTGTCGCTTGTTGAGTCTCCTTCTCCTGATTGATACGGGAAGTTATAGTAACCATCATTTAATTTATCAATTTCAATCATTTTTAATCTCTGCTGATTTAGTTGTGGAAAATTAATTTTAGCAGAATTCACGCCCACCGTAATTGGTGGGCTTTTTTATTACCTCGAGAAAAGCGGGGTGGAGTATGAATAAAATGCCAATAAAAGAACCTGACTTATGGGCAATGATTTGGTCTTGGTTGCAAGTCAATCTAGGCAATGGGACGATCCAAAGTGCCGGATCTGCCGTTGTCATGTCATTGCTACGAATGGGCTTTATGCGTAAAAAGCCTGCGTTTAGATATATGATTTTAGATGCTGCTATATGTGCGTCTATTGCTGGTGTGACGGTGCCTATTTGTATTCATGTTTTCGGGCATTCGGAATTCGCCGGCTTTATTGGCACGATGATTGGATTTATCGGGACCGAAAAAATGCGCGAATTTTTATTCCGATTTATTAACCGCCGTGTAGATGATGGCGATATTGATTTTAGGGGCGGACGCGGAGGCAAATACAATGATACTGATTTCAGAGAGTGATTTTAAAAAGGTATTTCCGCGCGCCAAAGACGGTATTTATAACGCTATTGCAAAGCAAATTACAAAAGCAGGTTGTATTAGCAAAATGCAACAAGCCATGTTTTTAGCACAATGCGGACATGAGAGCGCAGGATTTACCACGTTTTCCGAAAACCTAAACTACTCGGATTATGCGTTAACACAGGTGTTCCGCAAGTATTTTGACAAAAATACCGCGGTTAAATACGCGCGCAAGCCTGAGCAAATTGCAAACCGCGTTTACGCTAATCGCATGGGCAATGGTGATGAGGCTAGCGGGGATGGGTGGAAATATCGTGGACGCGGGCTTATCCAAATCACCGGCAAGAAAAACTACATTGCTTTTCGCAACTGGCTAGGTCGTGATTTTGCGCTACATGAGGTGGCGGAGGATTTGGACTTAGCAGTGTCAGCCGCTGTTTGGTATTGGTTGGCAAACGATATTGCAAGCCTAAACAGCGTCGAAAAAGCAACGATCCGAATTAATGGCGGAACCAATGGGTTATCCGATCGTTGTGAGCTCTACCGCAAACTAATGGCATAGACTTATGAATATTTTAAATCAATTATTTTTAGCCGTGATTTTGGGCTTGGGTGGTTGGATTTGGTACCAGGGCAGCACTATTGATGAGATGACGGCCGAAAACCAAGCTCAAGCCCAAACCATTAAACAGCAGGAAGAGGCTAACCAAGCCTTAAATTTAGCGTTGCAACAAGAGCGCGATGCCGTGATCGCGCAACAGCAACGAAATGAAGAAATCGAAAGGGTGGCACTTGAAAATGTTGAATCAGTTAAAACTATCATCAAAACTCAGCCTTGTTACCGTACTAAGCTCCCTCAGTCTGCTCTTGAGCGCCTGTACAAGTAAGGTGACAACAAAAGCGGAATACATCTACCCTCCACAGGCTTACACAGTACCATGTGCTAAGACGGCATTTACCGGGGAGACTTACGGAGATGTCGTATTACAGCTTGTTAAAGTCACAGCAGAGCGCGACAAGTGCGCAAGTCAAGTTGATAACCTCAATAAGTGGATAGCTCAAAGCAAGGCGGGCAAATGAGTGATGTAGTCATTGAGGATTTAGACCTGTATCAAGGTGACGACATAGCAATCCCAATTGAGGTTGAGCTCGACCCTGAGGATGGTGCGTTATCTGATTATCGTTTTAATATGCAGATAAGACGCAAACCGGGCTCCCCGGTATTAGTCGACCTCTCGTCAGATAATGGCGATATAGTCACCAAAGGTAATCTAATCAAGGTAATCATCAGTAAGGATAAGTCGTCGGTATTAAGCATGACAACCGCCGCTTATGATTTACAGGTCACTAGCCCGCAAGGTCGAGTTAAGACTATTTTACATGGCACGGTAAATATCACTAACGACATCACAAGGTAAGCAAATGAGAGTAATCAAAGCAAGTATTGCTAAGGGATTTGTCGTTGACGGTGATAAACCTACAACCCATGAAAATAGCATTGACCTAACTCCGCTTAAACAGATAACCGAGGGATTGATTAACAACCAATCCCCAGAAGTCCCGCAAGCGCTAGAGCCTATTGCCGAGTCAATTAAGTTAATCCTTACCAAAATTAATGCAATCAAACCGGGTGAGAGCAAAGATTACACCGCGCAATTGGCGGATGTTGACAATCAAATCAAGTCAACCCTAAGAGAGCTTGAGAGCGTTAAGCAGTTGCAGATTAACTACAACAGCAACAATCAGTTACTAGCTCAAGAGATTGCAGGATATAAAGCGCAAGTCGAGTCATTGGGTAATGGGTTGTCATCACTCGGCAGTGCAATCTCAAACCTGCTTACTCAAGATGAGTTTACTCAATACAAGCAACAGATTGAGCAAGCGACAGGCGAGCTTAGCAAAAAGATTGATAATCTCCCAAAAGGCGGCGGGCAATCAGTGGAGCCAGAGTATGTTAGTGAGATAGGAGAGATAGTCTTTAACGCTAACAGCTATCCATTTACTAATAATAAGGTAATGTTTCAAAACGCATTTACCGACATCCCTTATATTGACGTCATGATTGCTTATACGGACGGCTCAATCCCTACCGCTTATTTTAGCTACTCCCTTTATGACGTAGATAAGTCGGGGTTTAAATGCCGGATAACGGGCGTACACGCAAATCGTGAGTGGATTGCTAAGTACAAAGCCACTGGTAAGGTTAAGTAATAATATAGACAGGACTAACAAAGACTCCTGTCTATGACTTGTCTTTCACACTTTCGCAAGGATAAAAAGTAAAGTGTATGCTACATAATTTAAATCTAGTTCCGAGGTTGGTATAAAAATTATCGGGGTTATATCTAAGTTATGTGATGTAAATATTACAAAATTAATTAAATTAAGAAAAAATTGTGCGGGTGAAAATCTGAAAGCAAAAGGTACTCCTGAGGGAGTGCCCTAAGCCACGGGGTTTCGGGCGCGCGGTTTTCGACAGTTTTTTGACATCTTAGGCATCATCATCTTTTTAAGGTTTTTGGATTTTTGGCAGGTTTGGCATGGAGAATTTATTTGATTTAAAACTCAATATAAATCAGATCGCCGAACTAGTCGGAATGCACCGTCAAACCGTATCACAACGGGTTGCAGGACTTACTCCCGCTATTGGTAGCAACTCCAAGTTAAAGCTCTATGCACTATCTGATTTAATTAAAATTGGACTTGCCGAAAAAATGACGGCGGATGTTGATAGCTTGTCACCCGTTGAGAGACGGGCATTTTGGCAAGCGGAAAACGAAAGACTTAAATATGAGCGAGACACTGGCGAATTGGTACCGGCGTTTGAGGTTGCTCAAGAGATGAGTTTTTTGGCTAAAGCTGTTGTGCAATCACTTGATACTTTACCGGATATTTTGGAGCGTGATTGTGGATTGCCTCCAGCGGCATTAATGCGAGTGCAACAAGTTATTGATGATTTGCGAGATCAGATGGCACAGCAAATACAACAAAACAATGACGACCAAGAAAAGCATAATATCGATGAGGATGATTAACCATGTTTGCATCAGCTAAAGACATCCGCCGCGATGTTGCTAATTTGGTTAAGGCGCCGCGCCGAATGAAAGTATCTGAGGCGGTCGCAGAATATATGCGTGTGCCGGTTGGCGGTGGTAACTCCATAAAATGGGATAAAAACACAGCGCCCTACATCCTTGAGCCCATGGACTGCTTAAACTCTCGTGAGTATGACGCAGTTATTTTTGTTGGGCCTGCTCGAACAGGTAAAACAGTTGGTTTGATTGATGGGTGGATCACGTACTCAATTATTTGTGATCCATCTGATTTTTTACTTGTGCAGTTGACACAAGAAAAAGCAAGTGAACACAGCCGCAAGCGCTTAGACCGCACTTTTAGATTCTCTCCCGAAATTGCCAAAAGATTAAGTCCACGCAGTAACGACAATAACGTCCACGACAAATATTTTCGCGCCGGCAACCTGTTAAAAATAGGCTGGCCATCTATCAACGTCTTGTCATCATCTGATTACAAATACGTTGCGTTAACCGATTACGACCGATGGCCCGATGATGTGGACGGCGAGGGTGATGGGTTTAGTTTAGCGTCCAAGCGGACAACGACATTTATGAGCGCCGGCATGACGCTTGTAGAGAGTTCGCCGGGCAAAGATATTGTTGACATAAAACATCATCCAAAGACAACACACGAGGCACCGCCGACAACCGGCATTTTGTCTCTATATAATCGTGGCGACAGACGTAGATTTTATTGGCAATGCCCTACTTGCTCTGAGTGGTTTGAGCCATCAATGGCTAACATGATCGGTTATCGTGATGATGCCGATTATGTCAAAGCATCGGAAAAAGCTCGGCTGCAATGCCCGCACTGTCAAACTCTAATCGAGCCTGACAGAAAGCGCGCATTAAACATCGGTGGCAAATGGTTAAAAGAGGGGCAAACGATAGACAAAAACGGCGTGATACATGGCGAGGGCAGAAACTCCCGTATCGCATCATTTTGGCTAGAGGGTCCCGCCGCCGCTTATCAAACATGGGCGCAGTTGACTTATAAACTACTCAACGCAGAGCATGAATTTGAGATGACCGGCAGTGAGGAGACGCTAAAAGCGGTAACAAATACTGACTGGGGGTTGCCTTATTTGCCACGCTCCGCACTTGAGCAACGCCGCTCCGATGAATTAATGGAGCGGAGAGAAGAAACCGAAAAAAGAACGGTACCTTATGGGTGCCGTTTTTTATTGGCTGCGGTTGACGTACAGGGTGGGCGTAATCGCCGCTTTGTAGTCCAAATTGTGGGCTACGGCGAAAATAGCGAGCGGTGGCTCATTGATCGATACAACATCAAATCATCAATGCGGGCCAATGCTGACGGTGAGTGTCATCCTGTTGACCCGTCCGCCTACCCTGAGGACTGGGATTTGCTTATTAGCGATGTACTCAATAAGCAATATCGCATTGAGGGGCTAGATGGTGGATTTATGCCTGTCCTTGCAATGGCGGTAGATAGTGGTGGTGAGGACGGTGTAACAGATAACGCTTATAAGTTTTGGCGTAGATGTAAGCGCGATGGATTATCTAAACGCGTCTATCTCGTTAAAGGCGATAGTACAAAGCGTCAAAAATTGATTACGCGCACTTATCCTGATAACACCTCTCGTTCAGACCGACACGCTAAAGCACGAGGTGATGTGCCGCTATACCTACTCCAAACAGATCAACTAAAAGATCGCATTAGTAACGCATTAAGTCGTGAGACTGTCGGCGCTAACTATATCCATTTTCCGGCATGGCTTGGGGAGTGGTTTTTTGATGAGTTGACTTACGAGGAGCGAGGACAAGACGGTAAGTGGCGCAAGCCAGGTAAAGGCAACAATGAGGCGTTTGACTTATTTTGCTATGTCCATGCAATCGCTATTTTGCGCGGTTATGAGCGCATTAAGTGGGGTGATGAGGATAACGTCCCTTACTGGGCAAAACTCCCTCACTTAAACCCCGAGGTGATCCGAAAAGAAACAACCGCGCCGGAAGAAGAAACGGAAAGTGCGGTAGAAATTGAACAAGTAAAACCGCAACCGAAAACTAAAGCAAAAAGTAATTGGTTAAACGGTGGCGGAAGTAAGAAAAAAGGTGGGTGGCTGTGATTTACGACAAAGACGAACTCGAAGAAAAAATCCGAGCGCTTGATGAAAAGATCGAAAACGCCCAAAGCCAAGTGAGCTTTAACGGGCGATCGGTATCTTACCAAGTGTCCGAATGGACAAAACAACGTGATCGCTATCAACAAATGCTAAATGAGTTGTTAGCAGAAACAAGACAGCGCGTTAAACGCCACAGAATCAAATATGCGAGATTTTAAATAATGGGAATAGTAGATAAAGCGATTGCCGCAATCTCGCCTAAATGGGGCGCACAGCGAGCGAAAAACCGCTATGTCATGAATGCGTATGAGGCGGCTATGCCAAATCGTACACACAAAGCAAAACGCGAAAGCCAAGGCGCTAACGTATCGACCAAACAAAGTGCGGTTAGTTTGCGAGAGCAAGCTCGGGCATTAGACCAAAATCACGACATTGTGATCGGAATTTTGGACAAGATGGAAGAGCGCGTCATTGGCTCTCGAGGCATCCACATTGAGCCACAGCCGCTTAATTTAACAGGTGATGTTGATGAGGATTTGGCAGAGCAAATCCGCAAAAAATGGGCGGAATGGTCTGTGCGTCCGGAAGTTACCGGACAATTTACCCGCCCGGAACTTGAGCGGATGTTGTTACGAACGTGGCTCCGTGATGGCGAGGTATTTATCCAACTCGTGCGCGGATTTGTGGCGGGGCTGAATCATAGCACGGGCATTGCATTTAGCCTTGAGGCATTAGAGCCTGATTTTGTGCCGATGAATACCCTTGATACAGCTAATGTAATCCAAGGCATAGAGATTAACGCTTGGCGCCGTCCTGTGTCTTACCGTGTTTACATGGATAACCCGCAGGAAAATAACCGCACTTACGGGCGAGTTAAATCAGTGCCGGCAGAAAATATGTTGCACCTTGCGTTTAAAAAACGCTTGCACCAGTTACGCGGTGTGTCGATGTTGCACGGTGTAATCATCAGACTTGCTGACCTTAAAGACTACGAGGAGAGCGAGCGCGTGGCCGCACGAATTGCTGCCGCCTTTACGATGTACATCAAAAAAGGTGATGCCGCACTCTACGGGGATAATGAGGATTACAGCGCAGACAGTCCGGAGCGAGATTTTGAGATTGCTCCCGGTGCAATCATTGATGATCTAAAACCAGGCGAAGATATCGGGTTAATTAACTCAAACCGCCCAAACGTTAACCTTGAAACCTTTCGTAATGGGCAATTAAGAGCAACGGCAGCCGGTACTCGATCAAGTTACTCAAGCATTGCCCGTGACTATAACGGCACTTACTCAAGCCAACGCCAAGAGTTGGTGGAGAGCTTTGAGGGCTACTCCGTTTTACAAGATACCTTTGTTGCTCACATCTCACGCCCGATATACAGAGAATGGCTAAAAATGGCGATTGTCAGCGGCGAAATTGAGGTGCCAGTCGATATTGATCCTGCATCACTTTATAACGCTGTTTATAGTGGCCCTGTTATGCCGTGGATTGATCCGACAAAAGAGGCGCAAGCCTGGAAAGAGCGCATCAAAGGCGGATTGGCAACCGAAAGCCAAGCAGTACGAGCAAGCGGCAGCAACCCGGCAGAAGTTAAACGCAGACGTAGAGTTGAGGTCGAGGAAAACCGCAAATTTGGTCTCAAGTTTGACACGGATTTAACTAACACAGGTACGAAAGATGAAAAAACAAAAGATGATTCTGTCGCCGGTGGCGATGGCAACGAGCGGGACAAAGATGAATAACCAGTCTTGGTACTCAATCAAAGCCAAAGCCAACGACACGGCGGAAATCTCAATTTACGATGAGATCGGATATTGGGGTATTACTGCTAAGAGCTTTTCGAAAGATTTAAAAGCGCTTGGCAACAACCTCAAACAAATCAATCTACACATCCACTCCCCGGGCGGCGATGTTTTTGACGGAATCGCCATTTACAACTTGTTAAAAAACCACCCGGCAAATGTCACGGTTTACATTGACGGCTTGGCGGCAAGTATGGCGAGTGTGATCGCAATGGCGGGCGATGAGGTCATCATGCCCGAAAATGCAATGATGATGATCCATAAGCCTTGGGGCATCCAAGGCGGCGATGCGGAGGATATGCGCAAGTATGCCGACTTATTAGATAAGGTCGAAAATACGCTAATCCCCGCTTACGCAAGCAAAACCGGGAAAACACCTGAAGAATTAGCAGAAATGCTATCGGCGGAAACTTGGCTCAACGGCAAAGAATGCGTTGAACAAGGCTTT